GGGGTTGCGGCGGTATGCATCCGGTTGGCGATGCAGATTGAAGACCCGCGACTGGCGATGAGGAGCGTGAAGTGATTGAACTTTTTGAGCGCCCCGCTACGGCAGATAGTTTGCTGCAAGACATCAAGCCTCTATTGTTTGACATGGGACAGTTGCCGCTTGACCAGCGCATTGAAGCAATCAACGACTTGCGGGCAATGATCCACGCTATCAGCCCTTTCAATTCCGAGCCGGTTGATTTTGTGCGCTGGGTGAAAGCCACTGCCGTGCATGCTAACGACTACAACCCGAACAGCGTAGCGCCGCCCGAAATGGAACTGCTTCGGCTGTCAATCAGCCAGGACGGTTACACACAGCCCATTGTCGGCATGGATGCAGATGGATCGGTTGAAGTGATTGATGGTTTCCACCGGCATCGCGTCGGGAAGGAATGCGCCGACATTCAGGCCCGCGTGCTTGGTTACCTGCCTGTCGTGCAGATACGCGCAGACCGCACCGACAAAGACGCCCGGATGGCCTCTACGATTCGCCACAATCGCGCCAGAGGCAAGCACAAAGTAGAGGCGATGTCCGACATCGTTATTGAACTGAAGCGGCGCAACTGGAGCGATGAAAAGATTGCCAAAAACTTGGGCATGGATGCGGATGAAGTGCTAAGGCTTTGCCAGATTACGGGGCTTGCCGAAGCCTTCAAAGATCAATCATTCTCGGAGGCGTGGGAAGTTGATCGCGGCGAAGCTGGTGCAGGCGAAGTTATCACCGATGTCATACCTGATTTTGAGGCTAACGACAAAGGCCGCGTCTATCACACATGGGAAAAATGGGAGTGCTATCGGGCGGGGTTCTATGCCGAAAGAATGGCAGACATGACCGCAGAAGAAGGCGAGGAAAAGTACCGCGAGTTTCTGTCTGACTTGGGCCGGTTCTCTGCCGCTTTGCAGATTGTCATCAGCGAGTGGAAATTCTCTTGCGAACACTATTTGACTAACGACCGCATGAACCGTATCGCATGGCTTGGTCAAGCTGCAGTCGCTCAGGCAATGGGCATACCGTCATTCTGCCGTGGCGGCTATCACCGGCTGACCGAAGAACAGCGCAACGCAGCGGACATGCTGGCGCTGGAATACCTAAACAAATGGCTTGTTGCAAATGGCCGTGCTACGGTTGATTACGACAAGGCGGGCGGCAGAACAGAAGCGGAGTTGTACTGATGTCGGCTATCAAAAAGCGTATCGGTGTTGATGTGCTGACCGCTGCGCGTGAACGCGTGCGCTATGCCTTTGACCATTTTGAGGCCATTTACGTGTCATTCAGTGCGGGCAAAGACTCTAGCGTCATGCTGCATTTGGTCATGGATGAGGCTATCAAACGTAAGCGCAAGGTTGGCGTACTGCTGATTGACCTTGAGGCGCAATACAACTTAACCATCAAACACGCCGAGGACATGTTCCGCCTGTACGCCGATCACATTGATCTGTATTGGGTGTGTCTTCCCCTGAAACTTCGTAACGCGGTGAGCAATTATGAGCCAGTCTGGTGCGCTTGGGACCCTGACAAACGGGATGACTGGGTTCGTCCCATGCCGAAAGGATTGGGCGTCATTTCCGATCCATCGTTCTTTGATTTTTTCCAACCGCGCATGGAGTTTGAAGAGTTCATTGAACTGTTTGCCGTCTGGTATGGAAAGGGCCGAAGCACTGCCGCCTTTATCGGAATTCGTGCGGATGAAAGCCTAAACCGCTTTCGGACCATTGCGGTATGGGGCAAGGATACGCACTTTGGCAAGCGCTGGACGACAAAAGTTATTGACAACGTCTACAACGTGTACCCCATTTACGATTGGCACGTTACCGACATTTGGAAGTATCACGCCGCTTTTCCAAACAAGCCCCATAACGAAGTCTACGACCGCATGCAGCTTGCTGGTGTGCCGTTGCCTCAGATGCGGTTGTGCCAGCCCTACGGAGACGACCAGCGGCGCGGGCTGTGGCTGTATCACTTGATTGAACCGCAGACATGGGGCCGGGTTGTTGCTAGGGTGAATGGCGCTAACTCGGGGGCGCTTTACATTGAAGAGCATGGCAACGTGAACGGCTACAACAAAGTGACTCTGCCGCCTGGACACACATGGCGCAGTTTTACTAACCTGCTGTTGCAGACAATGCCTGATGTGACGAGAGAGCATTACACCAAGCGGTTTAACGAGTGGCTGCTTGGATGGCATAAACGCGGCTACCGTGAAGGCATTCCAGACTTTGCTCCGCGTGAACTTGAGAAAAAATATTGGGCACCGTCTTGGCGCAGGATGGCAAAGGTTTTGCTGCGCAATGATTGGTGGTGCAAGGGGCTTGGCTTGATGCAGCCGAAAAGCGCAGCTTATGCCCGTTACATGCAAATCAAGAAAGAGCGCACGACATGAGCATCTTTGATTGGAACACCGGCCAGCCTTCCATCTTTGGCAACCGGCAGCAAGTTGCCAAAATCAGCAAGAAAACATCTGCAAGCCAAGGTACGCGGTTCCGGCCCGATCCTGTGCCTACATTGCGCAAGAAGCCAAACCGCAGCAACAGTGGCCGGACGATCCCTCCGGTGGAGCGCATCGACTTTGCGGAAGTGCGAGCCTACCGCATGACCGGCAAGAGTTGGGCGGAGTGCGCGGAGAAGTTCAAATGTAGCGTGAAGCACATTCATGAGCGGTCTATCTCGCTCTACCCTGAACTGCGCTCTAAGCACTACGGCAAGCCTGCCGGAAACAAGCCGAAGCCACTGCCACTGCTCGACATCATTGGCGACATCATGGCGGGAGAATCTTTGCGCAGCGTGTCGCGCAAGTACGGCGTTAGCCATGTGTCGCTGCGTTATCGGCTGATGCAGTTGCCGGAAGGCGTGAAAGCGGTACGGGCGGCGGCGCGTCGGTTTGCCGAGAGCAATGCCAAGCTGAAGGCGGAAGCGAAGAAGCGCCGTGAAGTGCAGTAACTGCGGGCGCTGGATGCGAGAGCCTGCGGGCTACGTTTCCGGCGCTCCTGTGGGGCCTACGTGCCTTGCAAATCTCGTGGGCAGGGCAGAGGTGCGGCGCAGTCGGAAAACGGCTGTAGTCGCGGTAGATCAACCTGATTTATTCGGAGACGAAGATGAAAGACAGAGAACTGCTGGAACTGGCGGCTAAGGCTGCGGAGTATCCGATACACAGTGACGCAATGTTTGTGAAGGCTGGCGGGGGCACTGAAACGCTCTACATGGGCAAGAATGGGCCAGCGTGGAACCCCCTCACCGACGATGGTGATGCGCTGCGGCTGGCGGTGAAGTTGCGAATGCGGATTGACGTTCTTCCGTGGGCAACTGATGCAAACCCGTGGAATGCCTACGACACAAACAACAGCGATGCCATCCGCCACAACGAATATCCAGACGATTCATGCGCCGCCACCCGCCGCGCCATCGTCCGCGCAGCAGCAGAGATTGGAAAGGCTATGCCATGACACAAACTCAGCGTATCGGCAAGCTCCTGCAGCGCAAGCGGGGGGCGACATCGATGGAAATCATAGCCTGCGGGCCGACTGTAAGCCCGCATAGGCGCTTGGCCGACCTGAAGGCTCAGGGTTGGATCATCACCCGCGTAAAAGTGCCTGGGGAGCGATACGGGCGGTATCACGGTATCGCGCCTATTGCAAGTTTCCAAAAGTGACGCTAGAATTTCCGATGTCAAGCCTGGCAGCAAGACAACACCGAACCCGTTTAGGCTTCGGCTTTCCGGGGGAGCAATCCCCCTACGCTGCCAGGCGGAAAGCTGAAAACCTAAACGGGTTTTTTGCTTTCAGCGACCGTCAGGGCGCGTTAGCTTATGGGCCGCAAGTGGGGCCGCACCCAGGAAACCGCGAACTCAGTAAGGGGCAGCAATGTCGCCCGGTGCAAATCCGTAAGAGTCTGAGGGGCTGGCCGCATCAAGAAGCCTGGGGACTAACGAAAGTTAGCATCTTGATACCGTTTATCGGTGGTGAATCCTCCCTGAACCCGCAGACAGTGGGTAGGGGAGGCCTTTGGGTGAAATTATCAGGATGGTCACAATGATTCACTATCACGGTACTCCGCTAACACCACGGGCAGAGTTGATGACAATGGCAGGTGAACACTTCTGCGTGTCGTTTTGGACTCCTACGGATATAGATGTCTGCATGGCTATAGGACAATCTGTAATGCTAGACAACGGGGCGTTTTCAGCATTTACTAACGGTGCTCCGTTTGACATTTCCGGTTTTACGGAGTGGGCCGGTGAGCGCATCGGCCATCCGCATTGGGCGGTAATCCCTGATGTGATTGACGGGCCTGTAGAACGCCAGCGAGCAATGCGAAAGGCATGGCCGCACCCGGTCGAACTAAGCGCCCCTGTGTGGCACATGGGCCTGCCGATTGACTACCTGTTGGAGCTGGCAGACGAATACCCAAAAATCTGCATTGGCTCGACTGCGCAATATTGGCAGATCAAATCCCCCGCGTGGTGCGCAAGGATGGACGAGGCATTTAACGCGCTGTGCAAGCGGCGGTTTTTGCCGTGGGTGCATGGGCTGCGCATGCTTGACCTCGGCGGTTCTGAGTACCCGTTGGCGTCTGCTGATTCGGTCAACGTGGCCCGCAACTACAAAGACACCAACACGCCGCCAAAACTGATGGCGAAAAAGATCAATTCCCGCAACAACCCTACCAATTGGAAAGAAAGAGAACTGCAATGCGAACTACTGTAACTGCCGCGATTGTTTACGCGCTGGCGATGACGCTGGCTAACCTGTCAATTGCTGAGTTTGGCAAAGTGGCTGTGCCCATCAATGCCTTTTTGCTAATTGGCCTTGATCTTGCCTTGCGGGATTGGCTGCATGTCCGCATAAAAGCGTGGCAGATGGCCGCGCTGATTGCATTCTCAGGGGCGCTTACCTTTGCACTAAACCCGGCAGCTGGACACATCGCTATCGCTTCTGCTTGTGCGTTTATGTCGGCTGCGTTGGCAGATTGGGCGGTGTTCTCTCGGATGCGCGGCAGTTGGATGATGCGGGCCAATGGATCAAATGTAGCTGGCGCAATGGTTGATTCCATCGTTTTTCCCGCGATGGCATTTGGCGGCCTTGATCCGCTGATCGTGGCGCAGATGTTTGTTGCCAAGGTAGCGGGCGGGGCGATGTGGGCATACCTGATAAGTAAGGTGAGCCATACGCAACACATGCAAAAATGAATGGGGGCTTAAATGCTTGATCTGTTTGGAGATACGGCAACAGTGCCACAAGGGCAGATTGCGAAAGGAATCTTGAATGCCATGCACGGATTTAATGAATGGTGGAAAAGCTGGCCAGCAGGACCGCGCAAGGTAGCGAAACAGCAGTGCATCAACAAATGGGCAAAGTTTGGATGCGCTAACAACGCAAGCCACATCCAGGCGCATACTGAATGGCTGAAGACGCAGGACGACTGGTTGCGGGGCTTTGTGCCGATGCCGGTAACGTATCTCAATCAGCAACGGTGGCTTGATTGGGAGATGCCTGTAATCACTCGTAAGCAGGACGCGCTTACTGTAATATTAGCCCACAAGGGCGCGCCGATGCCGGAATCTGTGCGGGCAAAGCTCGCAGAACTGAGGACAAGAGCATGACAAGAGCAGAAGCCCGCGTAATCCTCGATTGCCTACGGGCTGGCGATGACTTTCCGCCCGAAGTGATTGAGCTTGCCCTGGTGCTTACTGGCGATCTCGCTCCGACGAACTGGAGGCTGGCATGATTTTGCCAAACAGCACCCTAGAGCAGCGCATCGCACAGCGCATCCAAGAGCGCCGCGACCAGGGGCACGCAGAACATGCGGAAGCACTGCGGCAGCAGTTTCTGGCGATTTTGGAACAGTTCTATCGGGGGCAGGGATGATCGTTAAGTTGCCGTTTCCAGCCGCTGCGCTATTCCCGAACCGCAAGAACGGCCAGCATTGGGGCAAGACCGTCGCAGTGCGCACCGCACAGCATGAGGCAGGCTATCTGCTCACCAAGCAGGCAAAAGGCGACTACACGCCACCTGATGGCCCGATAGCCCTATCCCTGCTGTTTCTGGTGCCTGACAAGCGCAAGAGGGATGCAGACAACATGCTTGCGGCGTCCAAGGCGCTGCTAGACGGCATGGCATACGCGCTCGGGGTGGACGACAGCAGGTTCCGGCCGATTCTCGTTGATTGGCAGCATGGGCCAAAGGGCGGGGCACTTGTGGCGGCGGTCGGTGTCGAAATCAGATCGGGGATGAACCTATGAAACGTGACTGCGACACCTTAGACGACCTCCTGATTGCATGGCACCAGTGGGCCAAAGGCTACCAGTACGTAAGCGACATCCACGGCTCGCCCATGTTCAACCAAGCCAAAAGCCCGCGAGGTTGGGACGCCGTGCAGGACATCGTAGACCACGAAATAGACGCCCCGCGCATGGTTGCCGTCAACTTCCACATCTTTGAGCTTCCATCTGTCCAATGCACCGCTATCCAGATCAACGCTAGAAACCTTGCAACGGGTAAGGCAATCTGGACAAGCGCAAGGCTACCGGCAGACGTAGAGGAGCGGCAGATCATCCTGCGAGCTGCAAGGAATGCGCTACGGGATAAATTGATGGGGGCTTGCATTCTTTGAGAATTTCTGGCATCATCGCCGACAGGTGGGCAAGTGCGCCCAAAAATTTCTCCTGGTGTGTTGCACCTTGCCCGATTCGTTCGGGCTTTTTTCTTCTTAGTGAGGCGATATGGGAAACCCTGCATCGTCCGCTGGTAACAGCCGTAAACAGCCGTCAGGCAAGCCATTCCCCAAAGGGGTGAGCGGCAATCCATCTGGACGGCCAAAGCTGCCAGAGGACGTTAAACACGTTCGAGAACTGGCGCGGCAATACACCAGTTCAGCCATTGAAACGCTGGCAAAGGTGATGGCGACAGGTTCGCCAAATGCTCAGGTGAGTGCTGCCAATGCGCTGATGGATCGCGGATGGGGCAAGGCAGAACAACCTATAACCGGCGCTGACGGTAACGCCATCCGGTTTGAGGTATCGGGGCTTTCGTGGCTGTCGCAGAAGATTCAAGACAGAAACTAGGCATAAACGGGTACAAGCCCCGCCAGCCGTTCATAGACTTCCACAATCGGCCCGAGCGATGGGCTGTGCTGGTATGCCATAGGCGAGCAGGCAAGACTGTTGCATGCGTTGCGGAGCTTGTGCTGTCGGCGCTGTTCACGCAAAAGCAGGACGCCCGATACGCTTATGTGTGTCCGCAGTTCAACCAGGCTAAAGACGTTGCATGGATATACGTCAAACGGCTGACGGCAGACATTCCGGGCGTTGAGTACAACGAGAGCGAACTCAGGGCAGACCTGCCTAACGGCTCGCGCATCAGGCTGTATGGCGCGGACAACCCCGACAGGCTGCGGGGGCTGTATCTCGATGGCGTGGTGCTGGATGAGTTTGCGGATATGCGCTCCAGCGTGTGGGGTGAAGTGGTTCGGCCCATGCTGACAGACCGCAAGGGCTGGGCGGTGTTCATCGGTACGCCGAAAGGGCACAACGAGTTCTATGCCGCGTATCACTCTGCGCTAGAGCGTGATGACTGGTTCACCATGCTTCTGAAAGCCAGCACATCGGGGCTGATTGAAGCGTCGGAACTGGCAGACGCAGCGCGGGGCATGACAGATGACCAGTACGCGCAAGAGTTTGAATGTAGTTTTGAGGCGGCAATCGCTGGTGCGTATTACGCTAAAGAGTTCGACGCTTACGGGCATCAGGTAACGGATGTGCCTTATGACAGGGCTGCGCCAGTGTTTACAGCCTGGGACATTGGTTACTCGGACGACACGGCCATCTGGTTCTATCAGGTTGTCAGGGGCGAGATTCATGTGATCGACTACTACGCGGCCAATGGGCACGGCGTGGAGCATTACGCGGATTTGCTGGACAGCAAGGCATACAACTACGCGAAGCTAGGCGAAAAGCCCTTTCTGTGGTTGCCGCATGACGCGAGGGCCAAGACGTTTGCCAGTGGCGGTAAATCGTCGCAGGAGCAGTTCTTTGCGCGTGGCTATGCAAGCCGCATCGTGCCGGAATTGAGCCTGCAGGACGGCATCCAAGCCCTTCGCATGGCATTTCCTCGGATGTGGTTTGACAAGACGCAGTGCGCTGAAGGGATTGAGGCACTCAAGCTGTACCGCAGGGAGTGGGACAGCGACAAGAAAGTATTCCGGGACAAGCCGCTGCACGATTGGACAAGCCACGCAGCAGATGCGGCCAGGTATATGGCAATTGCTTGGCAGGCAGAACGGCCAGCGGAAGCAGAGCCGGGGCCAGTGTGGGCAGCGCGAGGCTTGCCCGATGGAACGATCAGAACCGCAACGCTCGACCAACTATGGCAGCGCAGCAAGAAACAGGAAAGGATATAGCATGGCAGGCATTACACAC